GTCGAATTTGTCGTTCCGGTGATCGTCGATTTTTCATAGCCACGCTCGCCGCTATCGAGGGCGCGGTCGAACAAGCCCCGATCATCCATGACGCCAAACGTCGCCGCATTGCCGCCGTTGCCGTAGCCGTGGAAAAACAATTGGATAGACGCGCCTGCGACTGTCGCGGTCGAATTGACCGACAGAGTCACCTGGGCGGCACCGTCGATTGATTTAACCGTCGCCCCTGCCGGGATGGCGGCATGCTCGACCGGCATGCCTACCCACATGTCCTTCGTGCGCACCAGGCCCGTGATGACAGCGCCGGCCGCGTTCTGCGTGATGGTGCCGGTACGGAATGGGCAAAGGACGGCGAACAGTTCCGGGTAAACCAAACGTGGCAGCGCCGAGCCGTCGCGCACCACGGCGAAATCGGGACAATCCAGCGTCGGCCACTTCTGCGGCGTTCCGGTGAGTGCAGCCGATGCCTTGAGATTCTTACGTGCGACCGCTGCGCTCTGCACGTCCGCGAGATTTTTCGAGGAATCCAGCGGATTGATGACACTGCCGGCGACTTCGTTTTGCGCGCCGGTCAGACGTGTATTTTTTGGATAAGAGCGCGTCAGCGTGATCCGTGTTTGCGAGTTGATCGCATAGTCGATGCCTTCATCGAGGCGTGCGCCGCCGATATAGAAAACAGCGCCGTTTGTCGTGATCTTGGTGAGGTCGACAACAACCTGACCGGCCGCCAGGAGCTGGCTGTCGGACTTGGTGTTGACGTTGACGGTAATGCCGGCAGTCAAATCGACCCATTCCCAATCATTTGCCGCATTTGATTTTTTGCGCAGCACCTGTTGCGTCAGCCCGCCCGGCAAGATGTCGTCGCGGCTGCGGAAATACTGCGGGTGCGGATTGGCTTTCGCTTCATGCGCGGCGACCACCTCGGCGACCTTTTTATCCGCATAGTCGCGGGTCGCTAGGATGATCGACGGGTCAACCTTCAATTGCACATTGTCGGCGCTCGACACAATGATGACCATCCGCACGTTTTGCACGCGGCCCGAACCTTCGGCGAGCAAAGGCTTGTAGGTCTCGGGGCAATTGGCAATCGCGACCAAGTCACCGTCCGCATCATACAAACCGAGCTCGCGGATATACCAGCCGCCGATGCTCTCAGGGATGACCTGCTCCGCGATGACCTGATTCGGGTTGAGGGGATCGCGCGACAGGGAGTTGAGCGGCGCGCGGCGCTGCTGATGCACGAGAGAGGTGCGATTGCGGTCAGGAACCGGGACAACGCCGTTTCCGTCGCCGACCGCCATCTCCGCGTAGACGAGCGGGATGCCGAGCGCCTTGGCATTCGCGTCTTTCGCTTCGCCGACGGCCGTCAGAATTCCGTAATAGGTTTGTGCCATGTCTTCCTCAAATTGCAGTGTTGAGCGGTTGAATCGTCAGCGTGTCGGCCAGATGCACCCGCGCACCGATGGGCATCGTGACGTTGATCGAAATGGGACCAGGCGAGTACGGATAGACGGTTAGTTCGTCGCCGAGGTACGCCGCAACGGCTATGCGGTCAGTCGCACGCACCTCCAGGCTTAGAGCCAAGCCTGTAAGGTGCCTACTCAGCGGCTTGGCATCCGATATAAGCCGCTCCATTTCGAGGAACATCTCATCGGTGATGCCGGTGTCCAAGACGCCGACCTCAAGCGCAAACGTACCGCGCGGGCCGCGTGGCTGCGTTTGCCACCATTCGGTGATCTTGATCACGTACCCCAGCGTTTCCACTACGCGCCGCACTGCGGCGATGGTCCCCTTGTGTTGATGGATGTAGCGCGACGCCTTAATCGTTGCGCGCTTTGTCGCTTCGCTCCAAGAGTCGTCCCAGCGGTCTACAGAAAACGACCATGCCAGGATCGGTAGCAGGTCAACCTGGCAGCGGTCCGCACTCCAAAGATCGCGCAGCGGAACAGGAACATCGACCAGGGCGGCGCATGCCTTCGCAAGCGCCCGCTCCAATGGCGTCGTATTCGGCGGCAATGTGGCGACGAAGTTACTCATCGTCGCCCTCTTCGATGATGGCGGTATTGATGCGAATCGCCGTGCAGCGCGCCGCCTGCGTCTTGCTGCGCAAGATGTCAGCGGCCGGGCTGGTCAGCACGACGTTGACGACACCTTCGACCTTGAGCGCACCGATGTAGGCCGCACGGTAGATACTGAATCCCAGCGGGCGGCGCGGCGTCGATACCGCTGTTGCGTTCGCCCTCGCCGCAGCGAGGGCGATAGGCGCTTCCGGTCCTTTGGCGACATATAGCGTCGCCTCGACTTCATAGTCATCGACGGTTGCCGACTGCGCGGTCACCAAGTCGCCGAGTGGGCGCTTTTCTTCGTCGTTGACGGCTTCCTCGACCACACGCAACAGGTCCGGCGGCGCAATTCCGTCGGCCGCCGTGGACAACACTGCAATGACGACTTCGCAGGGTGCCGGACTGATCGCGCGCACGTCCTTGACGCGGCCGTCGGCGCTGCGTGCGTGGAACTCGTAGGCACTGCGCGGCCCAGCGGTCGAAAGGCCGTCGGCCGACTCTTGGATGCGCAAACGATATGCCTCGTCGTCTTCCATGACGGCTTCGGTCGGCGGCGTCGCGTCGGGATTTGCCGCGACGATCGTCAGCCGTTTAACGTTGTAGTTCGCGCCGAGATTGTCAAGGTCGGCGCGCTTCGAATATGGCAACATCACGGCCAGGGCCGAGTCGTTGACGCGATTACGGATGACGATTTCCTGATAGCTGTTTTCTTCCAACAGCTTGACGGCCGGCTCGGATTCGAGCTCAAGCATCGCGGCCGTCGCTTCACGGTCTTCCTCGGGCATCAACTCAATGACGGCCGATTTGCGGGTCGCAAGAATTTCCTCGAAATCCAAGACCTCGACAACCTGCGGCATCGGCAACAATGTCAAGTCGATAGGCGCGCTCATTGCGACACTCCATTGCGAACAGGGATGGACAGGTCAACGCTCTGACCGTTTGCGACGCCCTCCAACAGCACATAGATTGCGCCGGCAGCGTCGCGAGACAGCTTGACGCTGGTCAGCGAAATCCGCGGTTCCCAGGTCGCAATCGCATAGGCCGTTGCGGCGTAGATGCGCAGAACGGTCGGAGCGTTCAGCGGCTGGTCGATGAGCTCAGGAATGTCGGAGCCGTAGCGACGGCGGCGAATGCGCGAACCGATAGGCGTCGTCAGAATATCCCGGATGGATTGGCGGATATGATCCAGGCCAGCGAGCGCGCGACCAGTAAGGGAGCTCATGCCGCTCATGATGTCGGCCCGTCGCTGACTTCGTCGCCGCGCTTGACGCCCTTTGTCTTGTGGTTGCGCAAGCTGATGTCGCCCGCCTTCACGTCGCCCGTAGCAGTCACATCGCCTTCAATGACGACTGCCTTGCCGCCGCTGCCTCCCTTGACGGTTGCGCCGTTGTTGAGTGCGCTCGTGCCATGCACGATCAGGTCGCCCTTTATTTCGGCATCGCCGGTGCAGACAGTTTGCTTTGCGTCTGCTGTCACGAGGTCGGCTTTGATGGTCGCGGTGCTGCCGTCGGGCAGTATCGCGGTTAGCGCGTGCGCCTCAGCGTCGTAGCGCACGACAGCGCCGTCGGGATAGTGGGTAGCATGTACGAGAGGGTTGGTCTCTGGCGCGGGTGCGTCGAGCGTGTAGATGCTGCCGAGGATTTTGCCTTTTGTCAGGTCTCCGTCGGGTGATAGAACAATGACTTGCTCGCCGACAGATGGAGCCCACCAGGTGCGCGCATCGCCTGCGCGATCAGTGACCCAGCGTAGCCAAGTAGTGGAAAGATTTGGTGCCAACTGCACGCGCGCTTTGTCGCCGTCCACCTCGGCAATGATGCCGGTACGGATCAGATTTGCAAGCGTGCGAGCGATGTCGGATAGGTCGTAACTCATGGAACCCATGTTGCCGGATCGCGCGCACGAAGGCACGTTGCGGCGGGTTGATATCCCGCTTACTGACTTCGCACTTAGCCTTTGACGAGATGGCGCAACAGAACATCGCGCACGATGTCGCGATCATGGGCAGAGAATCCCAGCAGCGGGCGCGCCGGGTAGTTGTATGTGGGGCCGGTCGGTGCCACGCGATCCGGCAACCCCTCCTGATGAACATGGGCGAGGCGTGCGACCCGACCGAAGAAGCCGACCGCAACCTGATTTTCATCGACGCGTGTTTGCAGATAGGCGGTGGTCCGCAGTTTGTTGAACATGGCGGCTTTCTGGCGCTTGATGCGTCCGGCCTTACCGCGAAATTCTTTGCGATTCTTACGCGGCACGTAGGCCGTACCGTCAGGCGCACGCTGTTGCGCGATCCGCTGCGCCTGGCTGCGACGCAGTTCGATAGCCACCTGACGGCCGATTACGCGACGTTGCCCTGGGCTGATTTTGGTCAGCAGGCCGGCGGCCCAGGCTTCCAATGCTATTAGGTCGTCGCTCATGCAGCCTTTGGCGTGTACCACTCGGCCAGGAGATTGTCGCCCTCGTAGAGCGTCCAAAACGGATCATCGAACGGTGGCGTCAACTGCGGCTCGCGCACATGCGTGACATCGAGGCGGCCCGCGTCGAGTGGATTGACGGCGACGGCCTCGGTCAGTAGCAGGGTGATGGAGATGTCGCGAGACTCATGGTTGTTCATGTCCACTTCGAAGCGAATCGCCTTTTTTCGCAAGTCTTCGTTCGCAAATATTTCCGCCTGGTTGACCTTGAGCCAAGCAATCAGCGGCACGAATAAGGCGTCGAACGACGCGACGAAATCCGTGATGATGAGATTGAGCGCGTATTCATACCGGAAGGACAGCGACGCTGTTCCGGTCCCCAATGCGCCGCCTTCGTCGATGAAGATATGCAGCTTGTCGGGATTCTGGCGCAGGTCGGCTATGGCGCTAATCAGATGTTTTTTTAGGCTGTCCGGCTTGTACATTGAATTTCTTTCGCACGTCGTTGTAGGTGTCGATGCAGGCGTTCAATTGCCGGATGGCGTCGTCGCCTTCGCTGGCGATGGCGTCAAGAAACTGCGCAGCCTCGGGGTCAAGTTCGGCACGCGTTTCGTTCCGATCTCCGGCGACAGTTCCGGCACCTGCGCTACTGGCGTCTGCGTCACGCGAAACGACGGGGATTGACAGCCGGATAGCGCCACTGCGTACGCCAGCAATGAAATAATCGCGGTCAGCTTTCGCATCGTCTCTTTCCTTCATGAGTTTGTTTGCACGGTCCTGCTGCGCTTTTGCGGCGTCTTGCTCGCGCTGCCTGGCCTCATCGGTGGCACGCACCAGTGTGAGGGCGGCCGCCTCGTCGGCCTGGGCTGAAGCCAGGCGCAAATCGGCGATGACGGCATCCTTGCGCCATCCTTGGACGGTCCAACCCGCGAGCACTGCGCCTGCCAGCAGTGCGACCAGGATCGTATCGACAGCGGTATCGCGCAACCCGGTCGGCAAGGTCATAGCACCACGCGATTGCGAACCCAGCCGTAGACGAATCGACGCTGGCTTCTGTCGCCTTCGACGATTTCCAGGTAGCGCGCGCCTTGAATGCTGTTGAGGGCGCGCAACAGAACGTCGATACCTTCTTTCCCGCGCCACTTGATGTAGGCCGACAGCGCTGCAAAGGAAATCTCCCCGAGGCGGCCATCGACGAACAAGTCTTGATAGCGACTGCCGGTGTCGTTGAAAGCATTCAGCCAGCGTTGCAGGAATTCCGCCGAACGGTGCGGCCCCATGTTGACGCCGGTATCGACGAGCTCAGCACCGATGCGGCCGTCGATGGCGACGACGCGATCAAATTTCGGCTCGCTCACATAGCGTTGCAGGTAAATACTGCGAGCCACCGCAAGCGGCATGTCGCGCATGCTTCCCGTGTAGTTGTTGGCACGAGCTACGGCAACCGTGATGCCGAAGTTCGTCTCGCCGCCTTTGTCGGTCGGATCGTTGACATAACCGCGCTCCGCCTTGATGACTTCGTCGATGATGTCGTCAATCGTCATGGCGATTCCTTCGCATCTTTGATGAGCTCGCCGATATCTTTCTCAGACCGACGCTGAAACCAAAGCGCGACGGCGCGGGTGATCCACCAAGCCGGCGCGCCGACCATCAAATCGACCGGCTTTGGCCCGATGGCGGTTGCGATGGCCGGCCAGTGTTGCACCAGGAGCGCGAAGACCGGATCGCCGAAGACGCAGGAGAAAACGCCGGCGCAGGCCAGACGGCCGGCGAATTCGAGCTCATTGAACGAACCGTCGGCGTTGCGCGGCGGCAGCACCATATACAGCAAGGCGGTCCCCATCATGCCTAACGCGGCCTTGAGGCCGTACAGCTTCACTAATGCGGCAATGCCGCCGGCCGATTCTGCTGGCATGGTGTTGTTTCCTTTGG